ATAGGAGCGCTACTCATTAACGAGAATGGGCACGAGTTCTATTGCACAAAAATTAAATTCAGTCTTGACAGTCACGACATCTGGTTAGATCTTAGCGAAGAACGTGGCGGGCCACATTTTGCCTCTCTTTCTTTCAGCAATTTAGACAATTGGTCCATCCAATTCTAATTAACACCATGAACACTGAATCCGAACAGCGCCAGCGTTGCACCCAGGAGGAGCTAGAAGAACGCTACGAAAAGGCCGCTGACCTTCTGGCAGAGGGCCACCCTGGCCGCTCTATCGTTCAGCAACTCACCCAAGAGTACAAGGTAACGCCACAACAGGCACGCAAGTACGTACGAGAGGGGCGCCTCCTTCTTACCGAATCAGTAGGCGTGGATAACCGCGCCGGTATGTTCTCCCAGGTATTCTCTGGCCTACAGACGGACCGCCTGGCAGCGCACAGCGAAGGGAACATCACTGCCGCAGTCGCTGCATCCAAGACCATGGTGCAGATGCTAGGTCAGCTAGGTCAGCTCGACCCTATGCGTGACTTTGAACACCAGTTCATGCGGGCTGCATCCCCGTTCATGAACAACAACAAGGGCACCATCCCCCGCGTCAGCGTCGACCTATCTGCCCTGGAGGAGGAGATGCAGAACCTCATGGCAGAACTACCGGAAGAACCACCCTTCTAACCTAAACGAAACTAAGCAAATCCCTGTCATACCAAGGGATCTCAGCCAAAACCACCGCATTTTACTTTCGCTTTCCACCCACCACCCACCACCATGTCCCCACATGAAAACAACCACAATCAAAGATCTCCACCCTGTGGAGTACATCCTCCTTGCTTTTATCATCACAACTGACGCAATCATCACCCTAGTTCAATGTTTCCAATCCCGTTCCTTTCTCAAACAGAATACGAACAAGTCGAGTACTTTGCCGATGACTACGAACTCTACTCAGCAATGCACGGAGAACCGACTGTCATCAACGTCCACCGCATCTGGATACAGTCACTCCCCAACTCTTGTGGAGGTGAATACGACACAATCAACTTCTCCCCAGTTGAAAACATCTGCATCTTCTCCAAAACGCAGGCAGTCCAGGAACTCATCAGGCTTCACACCAAGTACGAGACAGACAGTAACGAACACAAGGAAGAAGAATACGACATCTGTTTAGCCCGCAAATACGGAACACATCACTCCTGCCCAATCATTGAATCAAAACCATGAGCTACTTAGCAGAGAACGTCCACCTAATCGACCTAAAGAATCCTCCAGGGCACAAGCAATGCGATCCCCGTGGTGAGCTGCTCCTCTTCAGTCCTAAATCAGGATGGATCATTGGTCACTACACAGACATCGAAGAGATAGTGCATGAAAACGTATGCACACACTGGACTTACCTGCCCGAAGCCCCATTCATGAGTTGACCAATGCCCAGCTACCCATTCTACATAGCAGGCTGTGACTTGCTAACCGGCTTAAGTCCAAGGGACTGGGCGCTCCTCTGTGAACTAGCAGAAGAGAACAACACCAGCCCATCACGCTTCGCCTCTCAGGTAATTGCTTCCGAACTCGCCCGTTACCGCGACGAACTAGCCCACGCAGAGGAGGCAGCCTAACGAATTAGTTCACTTGTACTAGTCCCGCTTTGTTTTGAATACACCCTTCTTCAACAGTCTGCCGAACTGCAACGACCCCTTGCTTTTCCGCCCGTTTCTGCTTACGCTTCAGTTGCTCCAGGTAAACGATGAATCCCTTTTCCATGACTCTATGATTTGGTATCTATTGATACTAATCCTTTAGATAAATTCCTGTAGTTCACTTCGTTACACTGCACACACTTCCTACAAACCATGCACGACATCGTTTCAATCGAATCAATCAAACTCACAAAGGAAGAAGACATTCAATTCATCGCAATTCTGGAAAACATGGATGCCGCACACAGAACCAACCAATATTTAACTGTTCCAGATGTTGCACCTGTCAAATGCAGAACTCTCATCGATCGCTCCAGTCTTCCCCATTGGCTCAACCTTAAAGATCTGGACGAAGAGGGACTACAAGAAATTGTTAATCGCTATGGTTCGCTAGGTGGCCAGAGCTGGGAGGTACTCATCCCAAAGTTTCGGGATCACACTCACAACAACGCCCCAGGGTAATCAAACTATGCAAGCCAACACCAGGATGGAAGGAACGTTCGATCAAGATTTGGATTCTACTGAGATTCTTATGGGATCTTGCTTGGCTTCAAGCGTGGCTTTTGATAGCAAGCCGACGCCAATGGAATACTTCCACTCGGGAGCATGGCTCTTCGACTCCAATCCCTTACCGCCCAACCCTTAAATGAACACTCTCTGCACACCTGTCCTAACCACAATGGAATTCAAAACAGTCACACTGTCCTACCGTTTTGCTGATAAATGGTTTGAGAAAGAATTCAAAACAAACGATCCTGAGTGGCGTGAAGCACTGAAAGTTGCTGTTGAGAACGGATCGCAAGTAAAGCTCAGTTATGAATAAACACAGGCTCATAAGTTAAACAGCATCTATAATCCTGGTAACTTCCCAAACCCCATGGATTACCACCAAGCTCTAGCCCTGGTCATCGATCAGATCGACCAATTGATTGAGGATCCGCAGTTCCTTTCTGAACTGGCAGGAGAAGACGAAAGCTTCATTGATACAGTACGTGACTTTTTCGGTCGCCTTGAGGATCAGTTCACTCCAGTGACCTATGTTGAGGATGATCCGATCATGTGGCGCCACCAGCAAGACGAACAGATCGACTAATAAGTAAAACTTATGCGGCATCCCACAAAGTATAAGTCCGCGCCGTCCAACTGCACTACACACCATGACCTTCCCACTAATTCCTCGCCAGCAATTCGAGCGCATGGCCGCCAACCAAGTGCTTCAGTCCCTCAAGCAAGGACCAAATCGCAACCCCCAATCAAACCTAGATCTGATGCCCTACTCAGTAGGTCTCCAGTTGAATCAACAGCGCCAGAACCCTACAACTCTGGACAACTGCGACCTTTTTGCTGACTGGGACGATCTGTTCTGACTCCAGGTGTCTCCCCCTCTCAGTAGGGGGATTTTTTTGTCCTCTTATACCAAGCTTAAGGTCCTGTTCTACTCCAGGGGTAAGAAACGTAGTAGGCTGGTCATCCCCCAAACCCCAGTCATGGCAACGGTTCTCAGTGCTACAATCTCCTGCACATGTACAGGTTTATACCTCGCATAATGAAGTACGGCGAAGAGGAAATCCGATGGAAACCACAATGCAAACCAACACCACAAAACTGGTCTGGGCTGTCCTAACTCAAGGAGCAAACGGACGCAGCGAAGTGATCAAAGTCACCACAGCTGACGAAGCAGATCGTGCTGTTAGTGAGCACCCAGGTGTGTGGTACAAGTCCGGCCCTATCGTGTTGGCGTGAGGCAACACAACGGATCATTGCGTAGTGTCAAGGCAACCTGCTAACCTGTCAAAGCTTACAAAGCAAACATGAAGCTACCCGTCACAGCCTGGATCGTAATGATGCATCACCAGGAGGCAGGAACATTTGCTCCAGCCTTCCCGACCATTGACGAAGCAGAGGAGTTCTCCAATGCGATGAGGGCAACAACTGACGGCTTTGCCATAGCTGAACCAGTCCCAATGGTGCACATAACTCCTGTCCACGCCAGGTCTTTCGTCGATCACTGACACTTAATAACAATTCAAGGAGAAGGTGCTATCCTTTGGGTAGCATCTTTTTTATGAATGGCAATCGTTGTTTCCGTTTCTGTACCTGATAACCTCCACATGAGGTGGAAGGAGTCAGGATTGGATCTCAGCCCATCCACTCTCTTCCAGACGGCACTAGAGACAGAGCTCAATAAAACGAACAGGCACCTCACCTATTGGAGTGAGCGTGCACTGAACGCAGAAAAGAAACTTAAGACCATCGAAAATCTAATCAAAGCTTCAGATAAAGACATCAAGAAATTCCTTATCCTTGATAGTCTGCAGTAATTTTTTAGCATATCCTAACAATTGTTTTGTAAAGAATGCTTACAATTTAGAATAATGAGGTTAGACACAACACTATGTCCGACCAGGAAAAGCAAACTTACGGATTAGAACTTACAAGCCCACAACGTTTGGAAGTTTCTGAACTAATGTATCATCTAAAAGAAGCTGGTCTTCTTATGGATAAGGAAAACATTGGCATGTTTATGACCACATGTTTCTATCGTGGCTTCATGGAATATAAGAAAGATCTGAAGTACGATGACTAACCCCATCAAGATCTTCAAAGATCACGCTGATACCTATGTAGCAAGTCACGAAGGCCGCACCATTTGCGCCACGTGGAACAGAAGGTATGCGGAGAGTGCTTTGGAACGGTACATCCTAAAGTTAGACAAAGATTCAAACAAAGAAGTTACTGGGAGCTGGGACAAATGAAAAAGATTTATGATGTGTCAACAATTTATAAAGGTAAAACCTTTAAAGAAGTTGTTCATGCGGACAGTGCTGATGAAGCCTTTGAAATTATTTCAAAGAAATATAACAGAGAGAGGATCATCTCTGTAAGAGAAAGAAGCAATCATTAAGACAATATAAACATCAAGAAAAACAATAGATTCTAAATGTAATTAGGTACAGTTGCCTAATTGTTACACAAACAGAATCAATGAAAAATTGTGAATCACTCGCCTTCACGATAAGACCACCGCCAGGTAAGAATATATACATATAAACAATATATAAAGATACCTGAACTAATAGTAAAAAGCGCCGAGGCTTCTTGCCCGGCTTTTTAATGCGCAAAAGAAATGGGCCGAGCTACCACACCCGACCCAATTTGCTTTGCACACACGAGGTCATGTCCAACCTCTCTTGCAATCTACCAGCATTCTGCTAAGATCTGCAAGCAATCGGGCCAAACCCAGTTGCACACACTGCTTCCTACCCATGTCACCATTTAATTTTCAATCCATCCAGTCCCTGGAGATCTCTAAAGATGACCACCCTGAAATCGACGTTCGGGATGGCCGCCTTGTTCTGACTGCTCAGCGTGGTACAGAGCGAATCATGATCACAGCTCCTATTGCTGGCATGGTTCCTATTGTTGCTAACCGCACTGTTAAAACTGTTAACAGTAAGGTCACAACATTGCCTTCAACTGATAAGCGTGTTGGAGAAAATCACGCCTTGGCAAAACTAACTGAGTCCGAGGTTCGTGAAATTAAAAACATTCTTAAAGATAAGAAACTGTCTAGTTCTTTTAAGAACAAAACTAAGTTCTACCAGGAACTTGGTAAAGCTTATAAAGTACATTTCACCACGATTGCAAACATTGCTTGTGGTGCTAGCTGGAAACACGTTGAAGCTTGATCATGAAAACCTACAAAGCAATTGTTTCCTTTGGTGATGGTAAGCCTTTCGAGTCAGCCATCGAAGCTAAGACTGGTGCCACTGCTCATGACATGGGCTTTAGTCTTCATCCTGGCGCCAGGTCAATCCAGATTGTTGGTGTGTTAAAGGAGGAGAAGCTTGCTCCTCGCCGGGTAAAGCATCCTTTGTTTACAGATATTTAACGCTAAAATTCCTTGAGAATTTAAAGCTGTCTAATGTCTGATACCGACACCCTGTACTTCACAGATGAAGCCGGTGGGGAAAACGGTCTCATTGTCACTATTGATAATGAGACCAACATCCTCACGTTTACATGGGATCCTGACACACATCCTCAATGGAACTACCTCCAGGAGTTAGGAGAGGAAGGTGTTAAGGAATTGTTAATGGATTACGTTCAACGAACCCTTGAGGAAACTTTGTATGAAACCACAGATTACCCCGCCTCTTGAACTAATACAAGAATGGGCATGCATGCTTGAACACCGCTCAGATGCTGATGTTTTTACAAAAGCCGCTCAATGGGGTGCTGACCAAGAGCTGGAGGCGTGTTGTATGTGGATCACGCGGGAAAAATCAGTTATTACAGCCGAAGAACTTGGCATTGCCCGCCGCCCTAAGCCGCCGACGCTGAAGGAGCAGGCGCTTACTGCGCTACACGCTATTGCAACAGGGGCCAATGACATCCGCGAGCAGCACCAAGACCTTGACACTATCCGCCGCGCACTGGAGGGCCAATGAAGTGCCGATCTTGCAACAGTTTAAATACAAAAGTTACTGTTACAGAGCGCAAGTTAACTGAAACTTGGCGTTACTGTCGCTGTTTAGATTGTGATTCTCGTTATAAAACAATTGAAAAGTATGCTGTATTAAAACGAGGTTCTATTCCAGGGGTTCCTCAACATACTAACTGCAGGGTTAGAGGAGAACAAATCAGTACTTCTGTATTAACAGAAGTAAATGTTCTTGAGATCAGAAGGCTTGCTTCTGACAATCAAACATACTATCAGATTGCTAAAAGATTTGGTATACATAAAGATACTGTTTACAAAATTGTCAACCGCAAATCCTGGGCTCATGTCTAAACCAGCTTCTATCGTTAAGTTTCAAGAAGGTGATCGGGTTGCCGAGAAACCAAAGGCAACCTACATCCAGGTCAACAACAAAGCAACCAGTGACCGGATTGCCCAGTATCGGACGCAACGTCTAGGAACTGTTCTTGGCTACAAGTATCAAACCACACGTACGGGAAGAAAAACCCCTTACGTTCAGGTACAATGGGACCACCTAACCTCACCCAGTCTCCACGCTCAAATGCGACTTTGTTTAGAGTCTGATCTTGACGGCGTTAAGGCTGACTACTGCAACTCTATTGCGCCATGAACAACCAACATCCCATTACCCCACCGTTTGAGCTGGTGCAACAGTGGATCAACGAGGGAGATGGCTTCACTGAAGGGTACTTCGCCACCCAAGCCGCAAACTGGGGTGCTGACCAACAACTTGCAAAAGATGCAGAGTGGCTGGATCAACATGCTCTTGATGCGCCACACTTAAAAATTACTCCAGTGGGTGAATCTTTAAAAGAAGCCATGCGCCCCAAGCCGCCGAGCTTGAAGGAGCAGGCGCTTGCTGTGATCGAAAATTCTTTATGGGTTTGTGACCACTTAAGTTCACAGGATGAAACAATCCTCCGCCACGCACTGGAGGCATTGCCCAATGACTGTTGATTTAGTCCACGTCACTCCTAATGCTGAAGAATTGATTACGAAGATGGCGCGGGTCTCTGCGCCAGAAAATCAATCAAACATGGAGACTGCTCCTCGGTTGCTTCGTTACCTGATCAAGCACCAGCATTGGAGCCCATTTGAGATGGCAAACATGTGCGTCGAAATTCAAACGACACGCGGCATCTCTGCTCAAATCCTGCGTCACAGAAGCTTTTCATTCCAAGAATTCTCCCAGCGATATGCAGACGTTTCGGCGATGGGTTCCGCTGAAATGCCTCAGCTCAGACGCCAGGACTACAAAAACAGGCAGAATTCTATTGATAACCTAACTCCAGAAGAAGTTGGTGTGTACTACAGGCGCATCAGCCAACTCTTTGAGGATGCTGAGCACCTCTACCGTGAAATGGTCAGCAACGGCGTAGCTAAAGAGTGTGCTCGTAACGTGCTTCCCCTGTCATCCCGGACGCGTCTATTCATGAATGGGACGCTGAGGTCGTGGTTGCACTATATCTCTCTCCGTGAGGCACACGGGACTCAGTTAGAACACCAGGTGATCGCCAAGGAAATCAAAGCGATCTTCACGGAACAGTTCCCAATCATTGCCGAAGCTGCCTTTAGCAGCTAAGATCGGACCACTCGGCAGCTGCACCAGCCCCCACCTGGCAGGCGTAAGACCGAGAAAATATGTTAGTGTTTCACTGGTTCTGATCAGACCCCAGTGGCCACTGGTTAACCGCAGTCATCCTCGTCAATGACTGCACCCTACCCTCCGGCTTGAAGGACCGAGGGGTTTCATCAAGGCAAGTGAGTCTAGGCCGCACCTAGTTAATGCTCTAATGCTGAGCACTCGCTTTCCTTTTTAAAAATTTAAAACAGGTTTGCACGAAATTAGTAATTATTTTTTGTTTAAATTTAAATAGTATTCATATCTTTTGGACTCTTCTGGCGACCACTCACGTTCTATAAACTGTCCTGTGCCAAGATTTTTTTCACCGGCAATACCTTTGTATTTGGCAAGTACAGTTTGAACTTTTTCTTCTTGAGACTGTTGCGGCAACGCATTAGTGGACACGGCTGGTAAAGAACCTAGAGAAGAAAAAAGACTTAACCCTTCATTGTTATAGGAAGAGTAGGTTTTGGGGTGCACCAAGTCTGCCCCAGGTTCAAATCCACCTAGAAAATTAAAACCATACTTTTGAGAAAGTTCTTGTAACTGTTGATTTTGAGGATCGTATCGGCCTCGTGCTGCTCCTAAAACATTTACATTTGCTCCAGATGTAGATAAAAGTTTTAATTGCTTTTCAATTGAAGTAAAATCAGACGGATTATTACTCACACCTGTTGACAAATTGACTAACGCTCCTTGGAAAGGATTTGTATTGTTTTTAGTTTGTTGCTGAAGAAAAGAATAAACTTCAGCCGGACCAGCACCAACACGCCTTTGTCCTGGGGATTTACCTCCATACCCAACAGCAATGCTGTCACCAAAAAAAAACGGTTGCATAAAAAGTCAATACCTACTTATACTAGACAAGTATAAGACAGGTCTATGGGGTGGGACCGCACCGGGATCAGCGGCACAGTCCATCAGTTACCAGACAAGGGAAGCGATAAAAACCCTGTCTCCCCGGCATACGGCCCTGACATCGCTCTTCTTTGGGCCAGCAATATGATAAAGCCGCTCACCCCGAATTGCAATGAAGTACGCCAGCCCAAATGAAGATCCCACCAGCTGGTTGATCGCGGTAATGCTGGACCTACTGAAACAGGATACTAACGAGTCCAAGGCTGCCTTAACTTCAGCAATCAAAACGGTTGTCAGCTATTTAGAACCTGGCCTAATAGACCAAGCGTTTGGTCCATGGATAGATCAGTACATGGAACTTTTAAATCGACACGAAAGCAGTCATAGTAACGACTCTCTGATGTATTCGCCAGTGGATCAGCCGGAGTTACTGGTCGAATCCGAAACTGCTGACGGATAGCATCATCAGGATAGGGAGGTCGGTGCCAGAAAAATTTCTTCTCTTGGAAATCTACCGTCCACTCAGGATGTTTCTTTGAGGGTGCCCAGCGCATCCAGGTTCTGAATTGTTTCTCTGGATCCTTTGAGGTGCAATCCAAACAAATAACATCGCCAGGTTCTACGTTCCAACGGAGCTTTAAGACTTCTTTGAAGCCTCTAGAAATAGTTCTTATCCCTGAAGTACCTACAAACTGTTGATGTAACGACCGCCAGCGTTTATTTTTACGCTTCCAGTACCAGTCATTAAGTTGCCGACGTGACTTGCCCACAGCAAACCCGACATTCCACATCCAAAATCCAGGTCGATACTCAAACTGTGGGTCTAGAAAGACCTTACACAGCTGTCCATTGACTGTGAATGTAGATGAAGTAAGGTGTCGGCAAACTCGGTAACTCATGAATGGAAGAACTCATTCAGCTAATACAACAAGACCCAGAACTCTGGGAAATTGTTGAGCAGTTAAAACACCAGGACGAAGACCTTGATGATTTCATCCTCAGTGTAGCTCAAATGCTCAGCGTTGAGTTTGATATTCTTCATCAAAGTGATCTCAGCGACAAACTGTCGGCGTTGTTCGGCGGCTTGCCTCCAGCGGCATTCAAGATGGCACCGATCCTGGTCCACATTGGCTTGGATCTGTTCCTGATGCGCAGCATTCCTAACCGGGAATCATTGGGAGACTAAGCCATGCACCGTGGGTACTCCCTCTGCTCTGCTGACTTGACTCAAGTGGTATGCTTGTCTAGCGATAAGCAAACCCTGTACATGGTACAGATTGATAGTACAAAAGTACTTAGCAATGCACTGTGTTTACATGATTTGACGGAAGCAAAAAATGTTTTGAAGCGATTAAACGCTTCAGATCATAAAGATGTTGTTAAGACTGCAGAGGTCTGTAACATCGCCAGGTTGTATAACAAATTCTTCTGATGTCGAAATACATTTTGGACCTTGAATCTGATGGATTGATTCCACAGATGACGAGGGTCCATTGTATTGTCCTTAAAAATGTTGAGGACGGTACGTTAATTAGTTGTGCCGATCAACCAGGTTACCATTCGCTTGAAACTGCACTTGATTACATAAGCGAAGCTGATCTATTGATAGGTCACAATATAATAAAATTTGATATACCAGCCTTAAAAAAGATATATAGTGGCCTCGCACTAAAGCCGACCTGTCAATTTTATGACACCCTTATCTCCAGTCGTCTCTTTTGGCCTGAGCTTGAGCCTATTGACCGCGCCAGATGGAGCCACATCGAACCAAAGTACATGGGGAGACACTCCCTTGCCGCTTGGGGTGAACGTCTTGGTGTTGCCAAGATCAAATTCACAGAAAATGCCAAAAAGGATCCCGCAGTAGTAAATGTTTGGGCTGAGTGGTCAGCGAGCATGCAAACCTACTGCGAAGGGGACGTTGAAGTATCCGACGCCCTTTACAAATACATGCTTTCCCAGAACCCTGACCCTCGGTCCCTGGAATTGGAACATGAATTCGCTATTGTCATGTCCAAGCAAGAGCAGTTTGGATTTCCTTTCAATGAAAAAGCGGCTTTTGCACTAGTTAACACCCTCAAAGCTGAGCGTTCTGAAATTGACGAACAGCTCCAAGATGTATTCCCACCTGTTGTGGAGAGCAGGATCTCCCCTAAGACAGGACGACCGCTTAAGGACAAAGTTACAGTCTTTAATCCAGCTTCTCGCCAGCAGACAGCCGAAAGACTTAGGGCGCTGTACCCGGAGATCACGTTTGCTTCCACGGATAAAGGTAATCCTCAGGTGGATGACGATGTCCTGGAGGCGTTAGGAAACAGATATCCTGAAGCTAAACTTCTAGCTAGGTATCAACTTCTTAACAAACGAATTGGCCAGATCGCAGACGGAAAAGAAGCATGGCTTAAGCATTGCCAGGTCTACGGCGATGGACGGATTCATGGAGAAGTGGTTACTAATGCTTGCGTATCCGGACGTTGTTCCCACAAACGACCGAATATGGCACAGGTTCCTAGCGTTGGTCATGAATATGGTGCTGAATGCCGTAGCCTTTTCTATGCTCCAGAGGGTTGGCAGTTAGTTGGCGCGGACGCATCTGGACTGGAACTCCGAGCGCTTGGAGCTTGGCTTGCCTACTTTGATGGAGGTGAGTACGCACGACTTGTTAGTACAGATGGTTTCGACATTCATACTCATAATGCTCGTCTCTTCGGTATTTATAGTACTGATTCTCCTATAGAAAAAGCAACCCGTGATCTATCGAAGCGGCTTATTTATTGCATATTGTATGGTGGTGGTGCTAGGAAAACTGGATCCATTGTTGACCCTAGTGGAACAGAAGACCAGCAATATCGTATCGGCAAAAAAACAATTGACACTTTCTATAAGAACCTACCAGCTATTAAAAAGCTCAAAGATCTTATCGATGAGAGGGTTGATAAACGCGGCTACCTTTCTGGTATTGATGGGCGCCGGTTACAAATTCGCTCTAAACACTCAGCCCTTAACCAGTTGCTCCAATCCACGGGTGCAGTCACAGTAAAGAAAGCTACAACAATTCTTTATAATGATCTCATTACCAGGGGATTGAAGTTTGGTAAGGACTGGGCATTTGTTGCACACGTACATGACGAATTTCAGACCTTAGTTAAACCTGAATACGTTGAACTTTATAAGGAGTTAGCTATTGATTCGTTCCGCAAGTCTGGTGAGTACTTTGACTTGAAGTGCCCAATGACTGGTGAGTCCAGGGTTGGGCAGAACTGGATGGAGACACACTAATCAGCGGTAGTTGTCTCGTATAAAAAGTGATCGGACGTTTCTATCATGCGGGAATTTTCAACACTGTACTCAGTAAGATCAATTTCATATCCAGGATTCTTTTCAATCCTGTTCTTAAGCCACGCATCATCGTACCAGATGATTCGGTTGTTTGGGTACGCATAAAAATTGCCATCATCCATCCGAAAGAAGTGTGCACACTTGTGTTCAGGTGTTTCACTGAAATTAGTATTGAGAGTTGATTTAGATTCCCAAGACCAATCAAGGGTGAACATGTAGATGCCATTATTTTTTTCACCTTTAAAATTAATTAACTGTGCACGCAAATTAGAAAGACGTGCCCTAACTTGTACGTCAATATATGGAGAAAAACAATCCCACCAAATGCACTCATTTAGTTCTGGTTTGGGGGCGTCTGGTTTCCAGCAAAGAGCGTGGATTGGGCGCCTTGTCCAGTTAACACCATTTTCTAAAAACACTTCAAACAAAGGGACGTGTTTCTCCAGGGATGCTACAGAGTGCACGTCACACAGAGTGACATCACCATGACCTTGCTTGTGATTATATAAAAATTCGTTTCGGATATAGCAAGTAAATGTCGGCAGGTTGTGATTTAAGTAGCTCATTTAAGTTGCTAGTGCCTGCTTACTATAGTGCACTGGCGGGCGCTGTGCGCATATACAGATTATTTATTCTTGTAACGTTTGGCGGCGCGGACTGCTTTGCCAGCCTTCTTTGCTGTCTCTGTATTTGGTACGAATTGTTTCCCTTCTTTACTGCCTGCACGTTTTTTGCGATCAGTTTCTTCCCTTTCTTCTTTAGATAAAGAAGCCCACGCTTTTTCTGGAAGATACCTTTTGGTATAGCCAGATTGAATTGCTTTGTCGGCGGTCATCGTTTTGATTCCTTATGGGCTTTAGCTTTGGCTTTTGCTTTAGATCTTTTTTCGTACTCATCTTTTGTTTGCCACTTTTCTTTGCCCCATTTTTCTAAAGATTTTTGTTCCGCGCCCTTACCTCCTCTATAGCCGCCCCCGGCTTTTTCGTATTCCTGTGCTACAAGTTGAGCTTTGCGTGCCGAATTAGTTAGCCTCCCGGCTACGACCACTCCCCTGGTTTACCACCACGGCTTTCACGCATTACACGATTTTTAATGCGTTCCCGCAATTCAGGTTTCGTGTACTTGGTTTTATCTTCAGCCATAGCTTCCTCGTTGTTTAAGGTAAAGAACTGCATTTGTCAGTACCTCTATATTATCACCGAACAAGCCCAAAGCCCTGTTGCACTCTTTGCAAAGCAATCCACGGAACTCGTTTGTTGAGTGATTGTGATCCATTGCCAGATCGTGGGTGTCTTTAGGCAGGCTTTTGCAAATAGCGCATTTACCTTCTTGCACTTTAAACACTTGTTCATATTGTTCTTTTGTAATTCCCCTGCGTTCATATTTTCTACAAGAGTGGTGAAACTTATTTTGGCCTTCTTTTTTAATCTCAATATAATGTTCTTTATTGTTTTCTACCCATTTATCCCATTTAATTTTGTTACAAGATTTGCACGAAGAATGTAAATATAATTTACCATCTTGTCTTCTTCTTCCAAAACACTCCCAATCTAAATAAAAGGAACATTTAGAACATTGTTTTTTCCCATCAGCTCCATATAAAAGTTTGAGGCGGCGATTTACCAAGGACTTGCAATCTTTGCAAACACTGTCTCTTCTTATATTGCCAACTGAAGTGTGCCCTTTTTTATAAAAATTTTCGTGCGGTTTTCTGATCCCGCACTCACGGCAAAGTTTTTGCATTGGGTTGTCTGTGCTTTTCTTACAATAGCACAGAATTATTGCCCAGGCTTACCACCTTTGGATCCAGCCATGATGCGTTCTTTAATTTTTTCACGCAACTCTGGCTTGGTGTAAGACACTTAATACTTTCTTCTCTTGCCATCCTACCAAGACCTGATACACTGTCCTTGATCTCACGCACACACCATGAGGCCACAGAAAATCGACGCTATCAAGGCGTCACTCGACGACATGACCCTAGAAGAACTCAAAGAAATGAGCGACGATCTCACTAAGCTCATCGAAGTCTTTATCCAGCGTCAGGAAGCCGTGGAATCCACCATCGTTGATCGCCTTACAGAGACTTTTGAAAAATGAACGCTGATGAACATCGTTGGCATGAACGATTTATTAAACTTGCCCATGAAGTGGCTGAATGGAGTAAAGATCCATCAACAAAAGTTGGTTGCGTTCTTGTAAAAAACAAACGTGTAATCTCCACTGGATACAACGGCTTCCCCAAAGGCATTAGCGACAGCTTTGATCGCCTAATGGATCGAGAACAGAAGTATGAAATGACCGTTCACGCTGAGATCAATGCAATCACAACTGCTGCTCTTCACGGTGTCAGTACTGAAGGAGCTATTGCTTACATCACTTTCAATCCATGCTCTCGCTGTGCTGCTGTACTTATTAACGCTGGCATTGGCTCAATTTATGTAAGCACTGCTAACGATATCCCCACCAGGTGGTTAGAAAACTTTATCCTGGCCAGCAAAATGCTTGCCGAGGCTGGGGTAGAGTACCAAACGATTGATGCAAGCTGACCTTCACACACGATCATGAACACTTTCTTAGGAATCGGCATCTACACAGGTGAACGGTTCATGGACAACGGCCTTCGCTTCATGGAGTTCCAAGTCCCTAAAGTCGGCAAGTCCGGCAGTGATGTCCCTGTTCTTGTGGTCCCAAACCGCGCCGCAGGTGAGACGTTTGATGTCTTTCAACCTGGTGTGCGCCTTCTGGTAAGCGGTCGGCTTTATCCGAATCGGCAGGACTACAAGATGTACGTCGTACCAAACCAGCCGTTTGCCCTGGTGAACGACAAAAACCTCCAGATAAACCGGGTAAACATTTCCGGTAGCGTCGGCTACATTCCCGAACAAACGAAGGAGGACCTGTTCACATTCACCGTGATGTGTTCGGCCCCAGCGCAGATGGTGCTTGGCCACAACTGGGATGACAGCCTCAGCTTCCGCATGGAAAGCTGGAGTGAAGATGCTCGCCGTCTGGACAAGATGCTTCATGTCGGGCGCCAGGTGAGTGTGGAAGGTGTCCTAAGGTATAACACCTGGACTACCCCAGACGGTAGCCAGCGTGGCATGTACCAGATCCGGGTCCGCTCTGGCCTGTATGCAGCGTTTGGCAAGAACAAGAAGCTAGTAGACCTGGAGGCAGGGAAAGCTGAAGAGACTGTTAAGAAAGTTGAAGCATCACCAACCTTGCCCAAGGTACAGATGCAGCAGGAACCCCCTAACACAGCGCCCTGCTCTGTCAACACAGACGACATCCCGTTTTAAATTACGAAAGCTAATGCCTGGATGACGTGCAGAACCCCTGTGCTCACCTAGGATCTGATCGGTGGATAGCTGCAGCAACTTACTGCAGCTTTTCTTCCTTGGGTCGGCACCAGTAGCGGCTTCATACCTAGCTACTGTCCGGGTTCGACTCCCGTTCCAAGGACAATCCAACTGACCTGACTGTAATGTCAATCCTCGACCGTTATTTAAACACTGAAAAGTACCAGGGGGTGATGCGTGACTTCTGTAACGCACAAATCCTCAACGACAAAACCAAGTGCGGCCTCTTCTTGAAAGAGAATGTCCTGTCTCGCATTGGCTGGAACGCTTCGGTTTCTGACTTTCCAGATGGCGAAGAGTACGAGCACACCTACAACAACGGTGACAGCACCAAGGGTCTCTTCTTTAAGACTCCCCGTATGGTGATCCTTCACTGTGGTTTCCGTAAAGACACCACCTTTATCGAGAACTCTGAGAAGGCTGGCATCGAAGGGATCTATCCCCGCGACTCAGCTCTGTATGACGAATGGGAACTGACCAACCCTGGAAAGCCCTGCCCTTACAAGCGTCGTCGCCTGATCCTTATCTTCCTTGTGGACAAGAATGGTGTTGCTGTCCACAAAAAACCACTGATCCTGTCCCTCCACGGTGGTGCCTCTAACATGTTCTGCGATGCCTATGGCACTTTCGTAGAGCAGCTAGAGTCCGCTTTTGCAGAGGCGACCGGTCAAAAAGGCAGCGTTGGGTTTGACCCCAAGCAGTCTGCCGCATCGATCTTTACCCCAACATTTGGAGCTGAGTTGTATGGCACTTCGGCTAAGAGCTGGATTTCCTATCCCAAGCAGTGGGTTGTTCCTACAGCAAAAACCATCACCGACTTCTTTCCAAAGGGTGATGAAGACATCGACTTTATCGAAGATGTATGGGAAACCTGCCCTCCGACGGTCTATGCTCGTCCGTTCTTCGAGCAATGCGAGAAAGAAATTGGAATCAATGCTATCCGACCGGGCCTGGATTTCACACTCCCGGCGGTCAATGGCGGTGAGGGAACTCGCTCACTGCTAGGCGCCAGGGATGCGAACACCGGAGAGATCACCCTCTAGGTGCTAAGCTCCTAACGGAATGTTGAGCCAGGCCTTCGGGTCTGGCTTTTTTATTCTTCGTAACGGGTTCGAATTGCATTGCATTCAAATTCTGCCAACCGCTTAACTAATCCACGAATGTAAGTTTGACGCATCACTGCAAGCTCAAGTAACTTAATTGCACCTTGTTTCATTACTTCAAGACTTGTTACATTTTCTAATTCCTGCTTAATCTTTGCTAACAAAAATTTATCTTCTAGTGTCTGTTCAAATTCCCCACCTTCAAAGGGAATCTCAACCACGTCAAACTTGGACATTTTAACCAAGCATAATCAATTTAGTCTACGCCGCTACACCTGTTTGTCAAGTAACAACAACTACAGGCTTGACACCAGGGGATAAGAACGTAGACTGTCACTGGTTTTTCATCACACACGCACCATGGCCCAAAAAGCATCCGGCGGCATCCAGCACAAAGAAGGAGTACCCAAGCGCACGTCCATCGGTCAAGGCCGTAGGAAACGTGGTTCTTGGAAGCTCCAACGCAAGAAACCACTTCGCGGACAAGGCAAAGGCTAAATAGTTCAGATCGGTTGCTATGACTGGTCTGAATAGCTAACATAATCTTTATTAAGTTACGGGGTGCGGCCAGGCACGCTGCATTAAACGTGAAGTCCCCAGGGGCATGCTCTAAACTTCCGCCCCACTTTTAATCACACACGCACATCACTACCATGGCTGACAAACTTAGCTACGTCCAGATTGCTGAACAGCTCCAGCACATCAGTTTCCTCCAGGAAATGCCAGAGCTGGACGATGACGATCGCACCAGGATGCAGAAACACCTGCAGGATCTAGCTTCTCGTCAAGAAAGTAAGTTTGATGGAATCATCAGCATGATCAAGAAGTGTGATGCCTACATCACTGCCCTTGAAAATGAGATGGCTGAAATCAAAGGGAACTTAGAAGCTTGGAAGAAGAACAAAGAGATGATGACAAACATCATTAAGTTTGCTTATCAGCAGGAACTAATCAGCAACAAACCTACTGGTGTCAAGTACCAAGGGGTGTTCCGAAAGGTCAAGCCTCGTCTGGTGGATAACTTCTCCCACTGGGAAGAGGAGGAAAAGACCGAGTTCGGGTTACGCAAAACCACTACGATCACCCGCCTCAAGGACGACTCTGTTATTGAAGTCAAGCAAGAAGATCTGCCCGACAAGGATCGAGTCAGAGAAGAGCTTGCCACAGATACTGGTCGTGCGCCACTATCTGCTCAACTGGTTCCTGGTTACAGCTTTACCTACGAAAGGAGGAAGCGACTAAGTGCTGAGTAATTACTCCCCACGTTCCCATGGAGAGTGAATAGACATCGGGCCGCCTAAAAGCATGCTTTCTCCAGTCTGAAGTTCCTTATCAATAGGTTCTTCAATAATGATTGGAGCTGGCATGATAGGCGGCTGTGATGCTTGAAACTTCTCAACCTCTCGATCAATACGTGGTTTTAAGGTGGCATTGAACTTGTAGTCTTGTGCCCACTTATTCAGCTTATGGCGCCAATCTTTGTCGCCAAAACGGAAGAACCACGTAGTGTCGGCGCCGCCTATTTCTTTGGGAAAAGAACCCGCAGTGCCTTGAGGATCAGCTGGATCCAAGAGTTTTCCTTGATCGGGAGAAGGGCAATGATTTCCGAACCGGCAGCAATGATGATGCCAACAGCGGCGATGGTAGTAGGATCCATGAGAACCTTTAGCAGTTTACTAAGATTTTACCACTCCCCTAGACAACTCCAAGTAAAAGCCCTATCATGTTCCTGCACACCCTGTGTAACTATGTCTAAGTATTACCAAGAGAACTTTGAGTCTTATTTTGAGTCCTATAAAGAGGAGGTCAAGGCACAGGTCGAACTTATGAAAATTCTTGATGATGAAATTGTTTGTGGAGAGCTACCTCCAGTAAGCAAAACCAAGGAACTATTTGAAATCATGGAAACTATTAAGTACGATGCAGACTCTCGTTACAAGAAAAAGAATAATATTCCAGACACTCATTATGGTTTCCTAGCTGAGCTTGAGAAGGACGAAATTTTGGTTGAGATGCGCAACATCTTAAGGGAAGAAGTTGCTTTGTTCTTTAACCAAAGCAAAGCCAATGACTGAACGTAGAACCTGGCTTTGCGAAATTGATGACGACGGTGTTCTTACATTCCCTGACGAACTTTTAGATCTCCAGGGGTGGAAAGAAGGTGACGACATCAACTTTGACATCCTTCCTGACGGCACACTTATCCTCACCAAGGTAGAACCCAATGAATCTGAAATCAATCAAGGAGAACCTAGTCCGGAGGTTGGCAACTAACTACGTTGCCTACATGGGGCAGAAAGATATAGATCCTGAATGGCTGGAGGGATACTTCCAAGCCAAGAAGGATGCCGATGCTTTCCTTTCTCAGTTGCAAATCTATGAACCCTATTCCGATGACGAGTAAAAAGAAACAAGATCAGCCCGATGTTGTCTGCATTAGCTGCGGACGCCTCTACGGAAACTGGTGGCAGAACAATGAGTACTCTGGTCCTGCACACCACGCAGCAACCTTCTACGTTGAAGATTGTGACGTGTGTGGTGCCCGTGCCAACTGTACCGAGGCCAGGGATTTTGGTTACTTGGTCCCAGCTTGGGCGGAGCATGCTGCCCTGACTCTGAAATAATCGCTATTCGCGAATAGCGAACAGATCCGCCCCTACTACAATAGAAGTAAGGGCGGTTTTTATCATGACGTTAGGTCACAAATTATCTGATTTTGTTTCCAACCAGATAGGGACGTGGCGTTTCGTCGGTATGCTGTCCGCAGTATCAGCTTTCTGGATTCTTTGGAATGTTAACGCGCCTAAGTCCAAAAAATTTGATCCTTATCCATTTGTTGCTCTCAACCTCTGTTATAGCTTTTTGGCTGGCTACACTGGCCCGATTCTTTTGATGTCAGCTAGCCGAGCAGCAGAAGCAGATCGGAAAAGATCAATTGAAAATTTAAACATTGATCGTGCGGATCACGCACGTATTGACTCCATGCTGGATAAGATCCGTGCCATGGAAGAATCTTTAGTTGAGGCTGTACTCCACAAGGAAGATGCCAGTGGTCGCCAACCTAAGGCCGTTTGTTCGGATTGCGGGGCTAAATTTGGCCTATGGTACGACGTTAATGGCGAATACGTTGGTCCAGAGACGCACTTCTCGACATATAAGACGACAAAATGTGAGGTGTGTGGCAAGGTAAAACCCTGCACCGAGGCGCAGGATTATGGCAACTTACGGTTGGGATGGAAAAGGGAGGTTAATTAGCGGCTTACTTTGAAATTTCCTCCCAATCTAGAGAAGCAAAGATACTACCGCCGCCGTCACTTGTAACAGCTAAAGTAAGTTCAAATGCTGTAGAAGTAAATGTGTCTCTTTCTAATTGAAACTTGAACAAAGCTTCTTTAAGAATATCAACAGATTGTGATCCTTGATTAGACGAGTTGAGATAACCTGAGGCTAAGGTCCGCCCTCCCGTAAAACTGGTCCCCGTAATGTTATACTCCACAGCGGAATTAGCGCCAGCACTAACCCAGGTTCCCCCAGTTGTCGTCCCACTTGCTATTACTTTCCAGTTATAATTAACTCCGTTACCTGTTCCAAGCACAGACAGGGCTGTAAGAATAATAACTGCATCAAGAAAATTAGGTGAAGACTTTAAACGAAGAGATAAAATTGGGTAATATGTTCCTGCTACTGATGTAGATCTTGGTGCCGTAATTGGAATATTTACGGCTTGTTGAAGACCATTAAGTTGGTAGCCTCCTTCTGAAATAACAGTAGAGCAGATTTGTTTTAACGTGCTGTTGCTTGCTGTAGCTCCTGTATTTTCAATCTCATAACGCATCGGTAATGATGCCGTAGTGATATAAGTTGATGTAATTAAGTTGGCGTGATGAAATTGATGGCAGAGAATAAACTTACCATCAATAACGAAACCTAGTCGGACCGTACCGACACCTAACCACTCAAAATCCATCCACAGAATCTGAGCTTTGGTGATGTCTAAGGTCATCCCAGATGGGCCAGTACCGTTTAACTTGTCGTAATTCCAGGCACTCTGAGCAACTTTTGTTTCTACTAAGGCGCCACTGACTGAACTACGCTGAACAAAAGAAAGTGAATCCCCGCCAGTGCCATCCAGCTCCAAGTACATGCCGTTAGCTGCACCGTAGTAACCAGCACGTTGCCGAAGGTTTGCCTTTGCTGGATTAAATACAAAGGTGGTCATCACCAAGAGACTTTTGCCTGGTTGATAACTAAATACTTTTGTTGTTTCTCGATAAACTTTAGATCCGGAAGTTGTTGTTACATTTAAATCAACTAGTCCCGCATCAGTATTGAAAACTGCAGCACCGCTAGAAGCTGTTGACGTGTTCCACAGGTTGTTGTCCTTATAGCGGTGACTAGAATCAAACAGCGTCATGGGGTTGGAAACTCTCAATCTTCCAAAAGCATCCAATGCTGCTGACTTGGTTCCAGTGCCAGGGTCCGTGGTAACGCTGATCGGCTGCCCAGTGATGGCAACATTTGTTGCCTCAGTGTTCATCGGGCGAGTCTTGATGATTTCGTAACGATTTAAATCAATTGAATCGATTTCGGTTGCCATCTGGGCTGCTGCTTAAGTCTGTTTAGTATAAATGGTTGTGCTCCAGGTGAATGGCCTTAAGCTGAACCCGTTGTTACTATCCTCCCATGAAAACTCGGGACAACAAGAAAGTTCAGTACCGTGGTGGACCCTCTGAAATCATGGAGTCAATCCTGTTCGAGGGCTACGAAATCAAGGTTCTGCTCCACGGGAACACCAAGCATGTTCTGTACCGTGCTCCCCGCACGGAAGACTTCGAGCCATGCTGGACCATGGACCTTGAAACCGCTAAGAAGGGCGTTCTTAAATGGAAGAATGCCGGTTGCCCCGATCCCGTGGCTACAGGGTTGAGCACCGTAGAATCAGTTACGCATTGAATAAAGGAATAGGGCCAGGTGGTACGACCGGTAATGACAGATAGTGATTTGCTCGATGATCTGGCCTTCCAGATCCATGAGTACCTTCTGGAAGAAGCTACACCTTTTAAGGGTGGCTATCTGGTCCTTATTCCCATCACAGATATTGTTAAGAAATTTCAAAAAAACCACCGCACTATCAACCGTCGCATCTCTGCGCTCAAGAAAGAAGGTTTGCTGGAGCCCCTAATTAAAAAAACTTACAGCACTCTGTACTGGGTCAAGGAGGAAGAGGAGGAAACCAATGGCTGAACAACACAACTACGCTGCGGACATCGTAGACCTGCTCGCTTCCTTCACCGATAACGGACGATCGCTCCGCTCCTTCGTCAATCATCCGCAAGAACTCTCCATCTGCGTGCTAACAGCAGGCTTAATGGCGAATAATAAGTTGATGATGAACCCTGAGGATGCAGTCAAAGCCTCGTTTGACATCTACGCCAGGATACAAAAGCACGTCGGCAACTACCAAAACATCACGTTTGCTGCCACGGTAGAGGAGGCGTTTCGTTCGCACCCCGAAATGGGTGAGCGGCCTCCGGAGATAGACGGCGACTAACCCTCACTCATCCGGCAGCGTGGCAATCGGGATGGAAGGTACTGCCCCCTCTCCCCTGCGTCCCAAACGCAGCGCTCTACCGCTGAGCTACATCCCGGAACTCACGAATTATACAGCTGCTGCGGCCGGTAACTCCCGGTTGAACATCTTCAGCAGAAACCGATCGCACTTAAATGCTTTCTTTAGGTGGTTGCACGCCAGCTCAGGGTTGGTGTGCTTCCCGCAAGTAAATGCATCAACAGCTGCATAACCCAGTTCAGGCCAGGTGTGGATGGAGATGTGGCTCTCAGATAGCAGGGCTAAAGCAGTTACGCCTTGTGGTTCAAACTTATGGGAGGTCAGGCTGAGTAGGGTCGCGCCAGAACGTTCGGCTGCTTCCTTGAGTGCGTCATTGATAAACTCCTCAGAGTCCAAGAGGTTCGGGTTGCCGCCATAAAGTTCGACAATGCAATGCCGCCCTACAGTCTCATCCAATTGCCCGTACACATAGTTTGTATTCATTCTAAAGTCCTTTACCTTGCTCAATTCCTAGGCAGACACAGGAATCTCTGTTATCTTCTAAGGAACTGAGTTCCCCCTATGTCCCCTGCAGTGCTTGAAATTCCTGCAGTAGTTCTGGCAAAAGAGGAACTGGAGCGCAAAATTCATACAACTTACTCTCGGACTGCATCGTATAAGCAGTTCTTGGATTACCGTTCCGAGGGGGATACCCGGTTAACGATTAACGGGAATCGCCACTACAAGACGCCTTACGGTGCTCTCCCTTCAGTTACCACAATCCTTTCGGCGACTCAAGGGAATAAGGCGGCCCTAGAAAGATGGGCTGCTAAAAATCCAGGAGGTCGTGAAGCTGCTGCTGCCAGGGGGACAAAGGTGCACAGCCTCATGGAGGAGTACCTCCTAGGCATTAACAAAGAGCCGGTCATCGATAACGAGGAGATCGCTCAGTTTTGGGAAGGTCTTCCGCAAAACCTGGACAAATTAGAGCGTGTTGTTTGGGCTGAAAACCCTGCCAACCCTGATGATTTTGCTTGGACTATGGGTGGTGACGGTATCTCCCGTGTTTGGCACCCAGGGGTCCATGAAACTGAGAATTGGGGGTGGGCTGGAGCACCTGACATCGTTGCTGAGTACAAAGGCAAGGTCGTACTAGGTGACCTTAAAACCAGTAATGGTCTCTACTTCAGCAGGTGGCCCGGCCCTGAAACACTGAAGTCGGAATACGGTATGAAGCGTGCTGGCTTCATGAAATATCAGAAGTGTCAAATGCAAATGGGTGCCTACGCACTCGCGCTGGAACACACCGTCAACATCGTGCCTGAAATCATCATGACCTTTGTTGCCACTAAGGAAAGGGCACAAGTCTTTGCTATCCAAGGCTCTACCATCCAGAAATACAAGGACAAGTGGCTGGAAGCAGTAGCTAAGTACTACTCTGAAATCCTCCCTGCTCAAAATAAAATCGACCTCGAATTGATCGACGGCGACGCCTAATACAAGCTTGTGCACCGTAAGGTGAAGGAATACAACACCAGGGCACTACCCTTCCCAGATCAGCGAATCCGGGCTATGGTGATCCTGGTGTCTTCTACCTAACGAGCGACATAAAGAAACGTGACAACCGCAGCGCCAGAGCCTACACCGCCCCAGAAACACCTTACTCCAGGGCAGATCAACCTGGACCTGCTGCCGGTTGACTTTCCCCTAACGCCCCTGCGCGGCAAAAAAGCATACCTCCCTGGCTGGACTTCAGATCCTAAGACAGTCGGGGAAATCCGTAAAGAATTGGAAGAAGGCCGTGCCTCAGGTGTCGGTCTCCTTTGTGGTCAGTGGAGCAACGAGCTTGCTCTCATCATGGTTGACGTGGATGGCGAAGAGGCTATCCCAGCTATCGAAGCAGCCGGTGGTGGTCCCATCAGCTCCATCTTCCCGCCAACCCTCACCATCAGTAGCGGTAAACCTGGTCGGTTCCGCATGGTGTTCCGGGTTCCAGCAAGCAAGGTTCCCTCCCTACCCGACAAGGCAACCCTCAAGGTTGACAAGGCTCCATGGGAAATCCTCTGGCGCAGTCGCCAAGGGGCGATCATGGGTGCTCACCCTGAGACAGACGGTTACCGCACCACATCTCATGGCGGTTTTGAATGGTGTAAAAACCTGCCCGAAATGCCGGACTGGTTGTACGAACTGATATTTAAGGCGTATCCCTCCAGTCGGTACCGGAAACGCAATACAGGACCCGGTCAGCTCCTCACCCAGAGCATCAACCTCACCTACGAAGAGGACAGCGACTTCCAAAAGGAATCCATCCTCGAGGAGGCTCGTGAATATCTCAGTATTCTGGCCCCAGAACGGGCTGATGAGTATGAAGAGTGGGTTGCCGTTGGGATGGCTCTCCACCAAATTGATGACCTGCTCCTCAATGATTGGATTGAGTGGTCTGCCCAGTCTTCTCACTTTGAAGACGGCTGCTGCGAAGAGAAATGGGGCAGCTTTGAACGACTGCCAGGTGGTCACTCCCCAGAGGGCGCAAGGGGTCTGAAGACATTACGGGCCAAAGCACGCGAAGACGGTTACGTCAGTATCGCTGGTTTTGAAGTGCCCAATGTCGAGTACATGAACAAGCGCATCGCCGCTGAAGCAGAACGGCAGGGCATCCACTTGCAACAAGATTCGGCTGCTGCTGCATTGGGGATGCTTTTTGGTTTTGGTGAAGACGATTCAGATGACGAAAGTGAAGGTGGTGGTGACGGCGGGTTCTTTATGGGTCGCAAGCAAGGAGCACGCAACCCACCCGCCTCTGTCATTGCTAATCAAGTCTTCCCTCAATTCCTAGCATTGGGTTGGCGGTATGACGCCAAGTTTGATGTCTTCATGAACTACGACAAACACCGTGGTGTCTGGAGTCGTCAAGCCCACAGCAAGGATTTCAAGCACATCGTTCAATTCCAGCTGGAGAACCTGAACCTCCCCAACGGTTACAGCGCCAATCTCGTCAATGATGTCTGCACCCTGCTGGAAGGACACCTCGAACAAGGTGGCTGGAGTGATGATCCCACCAGGTTGGCACTGTTGAACGGTGTTTTGGAACTTGACACCCACGAATTCGTCGAACACAGTCCTGATAACTACATCACCTGGGGCCTTGACTTTAATTACGATCCCACTTCTGATCCTGGTCCCATTACTGAGTGGTTGTTCAGGACTCAATACGGCGATGAAGCCCGAGTTCAGGTCCTACGCGCCTGGCTTCGTGCCTGTCTCGTCGGAAAAGGCAACGAAATCCAGCGATTCCTTGAGGTTATCGGTCCTGGTGGACGCGGTAAATCCACCTTTGCCAACCTCTGCTGTGCTCTCGTCGGGTGTGGAAACTTTGCTAGTACCACTCTCAACCAGCTGGAGCAAAGCCGGTTTGAACTTTCCTCGATTAAGGACAAGCGCCTTACGTTGATCAATGACTCGGAGCGTTACGGCGGTTCCGCCCAGACCTTCAAGGCACTGACGGGTGGTGACTCCCTGCGTTATGAAGAGAAGCTGAAGAGTATCGGTGAACCCTTTGTCTACACCGGCATGGTCATGGTGGCAGCTAACGAGCCCATCCAAACCACCGACAACACCTCTGGTCTAAGCCGTCGCCGCTTAACAATTGAGTTCAATAGGCCCTTATATAACAAGAGTAGTGAAGCCAAGGACATGATCAAGATCGACAAGGGTCGTATCTCTGGTGTCTGGAAGGATTATTTACCTGGCTTGGTGAACTGGGTTCTGGCCATGTCGGAACACGATATGCGTCGCTACCTCCTGGATACCCAGGAATTGGTTCCATCCCTACGCAAGGTTCGGAATAACATTCTGCTCAACAGCAACAACCTGATTGAGTGGCTTCAATCGGAATGCGTCTATGACGAAGCTCACGTTTCGGCTGTGGGCAAAAAAATTCCAGCGCCACGGGATCAGAATGGTGGTCCGTCTGAACGGTACTGCAATAGCTCCAGTCACCTGTACCCCAGCTACTGCTCCTACTGCGAAGACACTGGGTCCAAGGCCGTCGGTCAGAAGCGTTTCCTCAACCTACTGGTGGATTGCTGCCGCAACCAGCTGAACATGGACAACGTTTCTACCTTTAGCAAATACGGCAGGCCCTTCTTTAAAGGGATCGCAATCCGTGGTTCGGATCAGAAGTTTAAGAATTATCCGACAATCCTGACAGAAGGCAAGGAACAAGAGTAAAGTAAAGGTTCCACTGTGTTTCTCACGGCTGGTATGGATGGGAAACCCTCTAGCTTCCTTCGGCTAGGGGGTTTCTTCTTGTTTTTTAATAGGACGTATTACCTGCAGTACGCGTCCCATCCCATACAAAACAAGCAGTAAAAAAGCAGCTCTCTTGCCTCCCATTATTTTTTATTTTTTGCAGGAAAGTTTTTTACAGTTATTGCACCAGGTTTTGTCGTTAGGTATTGGTTCTGTGCCATATTCAAAGTCATCGTAATCTTGTTGATTACGAATCCAGCGGGCGATTTCTTCAAGGTATCGTTTGATCAGCTGGGTGGGCACTTAAAGACTCAACTCGACAGTTTATTTTATCACGCAGGAAAAGCGCCGACACCCCTGTATTTCTGCTGCATTAGCGGTTTATTTCTTAAAAAATCTTGAGGTCCGGTTTGACGGGTGCCTGCACCAGGGTGTTCCTGCATCCACCTATCGACAGCTGGCGAATCCAAGTCAGGAGGAATTCGAATGTAACGAGGAGCTTCCGAAACCTGCTCATTGAAATAAGGTTCCATCCCAGTACCAGCGCCGCCTTCGTAGCTACGGCTAAACTCAAAAGGTGGGATGTCAGTGCCGGACTGGCTGTACTCTTCTCCGCCGCTCAGGTACTCACGAAGAAAAGTACTTGGATCTTTTGTAAAATGCATCGTTCTAATTAGTACCTAGGACCAAAAATCTGACCGGCGCCTGCAGGGAACACCGCTTTAATAATGGGAGTCAAGAAATCGCTAACTCTCTCTAAAGTGGTTGGCAAGTTAGGCATTTCTCCGTCAGGAGTAGTTTTAGCTGCCTGTTGCGGTACAAGCTTCTCTTTGTTTGCATCCATGGCAGCACCCTGACCCAACGCTGTGGCAGGAGCAACTGGATTGGCAATATTGCCAAAAGAAGTCTGTCCCGCAAGTGATGAAGCATTTGCAACGGGTGAAGGACTTCCTTCAGACGGGAAGTACGTACCACCACCCATAGCAGCACGAATTGCTTCATCGCTAGGGCCTTGGGTTGGTGCGCCAGTTGGGAACTTCTTGTTGAACTCCCGCATGGCCAGGTCTGGGTTAGCTATAGCCCACCGCTCAAGTGTTCCTCCCTTTTGGTAGCGAGGATCCGAAGCGGCAAGAGCGCCTGTAATCTCACCAATGTTCTTGGCACCTACCGCCCGCTGAGCTGCGTAATAATCTTCAAGATTTGCTGCTTGTTTCCCGCCAGTGGGAGTGAAGCCTGTTGGTAGAGACTGCATACCAGCTAGCTGCTGGACGCCTGAGGTGCCGCCGTACTGGGAAAGAAGTGCTTTGTACTCCTCGTCGGCGTTTTGATAGGTGGTGTTTGGGCTGGTGATTGGAGTGCGGCTACCGGCAGGAGGAAGAATCGGTGCAGGAGGTGCGCCGCCACCACGCCACGCATTGTAATCACTGGTTTGCATGCTCACCGGAGCGTACCGACCTGTCGGGTCTCCTTGAGTCAACAAACTTGTGGAAGGTCCTATCTGCCCTGCGTTTGCAGGACGACCTATACCAAAACCACTTTTACGAGCAGCTTCGAACTGATTAATAAGACCTAACGGATTTGAAAGACCTTGATAGACGCTGCTTCCTACTTGTTTCAACGCTCGGTCAACATTTCCGGCATTAACTGCAGACTGATAATCACGGTACCTCAGACCGTTGTCAGCCTGATAACCACCTCCTGGTAACAGCTTACCCACTTTTGTACAACAATTCCTTTCCTACTATACTAATACGAGTCAACAAAAGCCTGACATGGAAGTGATGCAAACCTTTCCAAACGGAACCACTATTGAATTCGGCGAAGATTTACACGGTAACCAAGTGCACCGTGTTTGCAATCCGTCGGGTTCGATGTGCCGCTACGTCGAACCTTATCCTGTTGCCGTCACATATGCGGAACAATACGAGGAATACTTTAAAAACAATTCAAAAAACAGTTCTTCTAACGGTTAGGGGGGTGTTTTGCCTTTCCTTGAAATGCCAGTGGTGGACTGGGTTTTCGGGTTAACTTACAAAGTAGTGTTTCTAGAGGGGGTATTACTCTTAAGGAAGCAGCTTGTGGTTCTACTCTGTAAATACATAGTTTAATAAAAAATGTATTTACGAAGTAGAACCACCATTTACTTCTATAAGAATTTATAGGGCTCAAAATGCTTAATTTGTAAGTTAACCCCTGCCTCCCCTCAAACCCTTGACAGGGCAACGGATCTCGGCTACCGTTTATGGGTGGTCAAATTTCCCCCTACCTTGGACCTAACGTTAAAATTCTTTAACGAACACTATCTCAACAACAAAGAGTTACTTCACTTCGTTGAAATCCTGAACAGATTCCAGACCGTCTATGGCTCAAAAGCCTGTTGGTGCCTCAAATCGGTAACGAAAGCAGAAGTAAAAGGGTTCACCACCAGCCACACAAGCAAGCCTCTGTACAAAGGGATCGATGCCAGACCCCTGGCCCTAGCTGTTGTTGATCAGTATCAAGATTGGACTAAACCGGTGGTGGTGAGACGACATCAGTGTGGATCCCTGCACTGTATCAACCCGAACCATTACTACTATGGAACCAAGCGTGATGTGTGTTTTGAACGCGGGTGGCGGAAGGGAAGCCCTATAACGCCTGAGTTGGTGGCGGAACTAAGGGAGAAGCATGAGTCTCAAAGCCTTTCCTTCGCTACCCTTGCTGAGACCCACAAGCTCCCCTACTATCTGGTAAGGAACATCTGCAGGTACGTGGCTTATGAATGACGATTTTTCCAGTATCATCGCCAGCAAAGCGGCGGCCTTACGGGAGCAATTCCCTGTGGAAGTAAAAAATCTTAACAAAGAACTGCTTGCTCACAAGGACGTTTGCTGTCTGTGGCACAAGCGGAACGAGCCTCGGCACAAGGGTCGATTTGGCCTGATGAACGAGTGCCTAGACTGCATGGAGGACATCCAGCAGGGCAGATGCGCGGTTGATGTCAAGAACTTTGACTTCAGCAACCACTGGCCGGTTAAAAAATTCTGGGACAAGGTGGACATCAAGGGATCGGACGAATGTTGGCCTTGGGTTGGCGCCACGAAGAAAAACAACACGGAGACAGCCGCATACATGCCAAGTCCATTCCACAGTGGCAAGATCCAGTCGGCAGCACGGGTTGCTTTCTGGACCTCAAGGGGATACACCGGACGGATGCGCGTATTCCACCAACCTGGATGCGATATCCTGTGCTGTAACCCTCTCCATTTGAGGCTCCGAGAGGTAGAATCAATTCCTCAACCCGACGAAATTTCCGCTGTTAACCTTAACTTCGGAAATATTTTTGACCATGCAAGAGCGAATCAACTCAAAAGTTAGTCAGGTCGTGCCTAGCTGCTGGCACGAACCTAGCCCTAAGTATGCAGGGCATATCCGTATTGGTCCTGAAAACCACTTTACTACCTGGTTTGACACCAGAAATGAAGCAGAATTGGAGCTTAGGTGCCTTGAAAAGCGTCTTAGCTATGAGTTAATTGAGACTGTAGAAGACGAAGGTGTTCATCCTGAGCGTGTTAAAGTAATGGAAGAAAAGTATCAAGCTAGTGGTAGAACCAATGGTTTGTATACAGGATTAATTGCGGAAGATGCCGAGGTTCCTAACAACAATCCCTGATAACTTAGGGTTTTATAACCTTGGTAACGTTCAGGCGTACCCTACTGGCGGCACTGGACCGACTGCCTACGGTCCAACCAGTTATTTTGGAAGTGATCCTCTGCCAGAGCAGCTAGGGGATAGCATCAACAACCCCGCTGACTTGGGAGATTTTTCTCAAATTTTCCGTTCAATTACAATTAGCAATACACACGGTGGTTTAACTCGTAAACAATCTTCTTTCTACAAAATTCGCTTAAATCGTCCACGCGCTATTCAATTTACGCAAAACAATAGCCCAACAGCTTACACAAGTAACACTAATAGGAACACAGTAATATCCTTCTATAAGGTAGAAGACGGTAATCACAGACGTGAATTACCAATTAATAATTCAGGTTATGTCTACACCACGAGTGGAATTGATTATGACGATAACACTAACCTGGTAAGTGATGACTACCCAGTAACCCTTCTGCCCAAGGGAGAATATATATTCTTAATTACAAATGATATTCGTTATTTAGAGACTACATACTCGTTCACCTTAACAAGTTTTGACGTTGATTGGCGTTATGTTAATGAGTCAGTAGATGAAGCAATTGATTTCCAGCTGATCATAGATGGTGTTGATGCATCCATTGACTTTGGTTTAATTGTCGGCTAGCTTAAAAGCTGCTACACTATTTTCACTTCCTAACCAGAAAAATGAAAGTAGTGACCCTCCAGCAACTGGAACAAAACTTTGACGCAATTCTGGAAGATGTAGAAATCAATAAGGAGCACTACAGGATTCAATGCGAAAAGGGCGATGTAATGCTCATCCCCATTGAATCCTATGATGTGTTAAAAGAAACCTATAAGGAGTGGGTGAAAGAGCCCCAAAACACCTCTGTAGAGGGCTTTGATCCTGGATTACTGCCAGTGGAATATATTGCTGAAGCAGAACCTAGGGACCTAACTGCTTAGGTCGTTTGGGTGGTATCTACGCCAGCTTCTTTAGCTTTTTTTGCTATGTCTTTGGCCTGGATCATGCGGTTTACACGAGCCTCTTCATCCCGCTGTGTTTGTGCTTTTTGTTGCTCAGGAGTACCTGTGGCCCAAGACGGTGCGGATTCAGTCTTGGCTGGCCTCTCTAAGGTACCGGTTGCAGTAACACGGTCTGCGCTTAGTCCAAATTTTGCTTGGGGAACAGGCCCAATTTTTACATCAGTTCTTTGCTCAAGCCAGTCTTTAATTTCAGAATCAGAGTAACCAGACGACTTGGCAGTATCATAATCTGTATTGTTGAAAACGTTAGGATCGATACCATCAACTGTAGAAATTTCAGCGCGACTGGATTTCCGAGCTTGTTCTTGTGCTGTTTGACGTGCAACATCATACCGACTACCTTGAGGTAATGATGCAGCATAAGAAGAAGCAGCTTGTGCTTGAATATTTTTCTGACGTGCGCCGATCTCGGTAGGGGTGCCGACTTGCTGATAGCGTTGTTGTTCAGCTGCTTTCCTATCAGCCTTCATTCGTGCTAGGTACTCACCAGCCGCTGCAAAATCTGACTCTGGAATGACAGATTTGTACATCGTAGGAGCCCCTGGAGTCGGGATGTACGTTACAGGAGCTGAAGGTGAGGATCCCCCCATGACTATTTCTTCATATGAACTTCTATAGTGATTCTATCGTTAACAAACCCGTAGAGATGCTGGAGTCCGACGACGCCAAGAGGTCCCAAGACCAGGACCAAGAACAGCTCAGCCCAAGTGATCGTCCTTTTCATGGAAGTTTTAGTCCTTTTAAAGAAGAGTTTAGCGAACTACTGTCTAAAGTGTCTACCAAAGTTTTAAGATTTGAATTGATGACATACCAGCAACGAATAATAGCGCGTGCCTTGTGGCAAGCCTGTAACTACGGAGGGCGTCCAACACCAGGTGATCTGAAGAACATGGAACCCGAACGTAAATACTGTGAGTGGGTGCTACAAATTGATCACGAACAGCAGTGGAAGAAAGCACAAAAAAGCGTTAAGCTATCTGCAATTACAGACGATGCTTAACGGTAATGGAAACGGATTTCTTAATCGAGGTAGAAGAGGAGGTGCCACAGAAGCAACTCAACTACCCCGGTAGCTCCAATAAGTACCTGAGCTATCGGTTCAATGCTTTGGACATTGGCTCGGTAACGCTTGACAATTATAAAGAAAAACTGGTTAATTCCTTGGCTGAACAGGTGAGCATGTTCTTGCCACCATCAGGAAGCTTTGAAACATCCGACCTCCACCGCTACCTAGAGCTGGTAAGAAGCTACGAAACTAGTACAAACGATCTAATTCTTGGTCTTTCCCTAGCGGATCAAATTAGGATTTGTTTCAGTGACATGAAGCCTGCCACAATCTGTGAGCGGTTTCCCGATATTGATTTGGCTACAAAACGACGGTATCGTTGTGTCGCTGAATACCTTATCCGCCAGGAAGAACTGACCAAAGTAAAAGACGATCAAGGGAAACTGGTCAAAAAAACCGGAAACCTTGGTAAGCTTGTGGTCATCTACCAACCTCTACCTAAAATTCGCCAGACGCTCCAGCGTTCTGGGTTTACGCAATTTATTAAAGATGACCGACCAACGCAAGAAGATGCTAAGCAAGCTGATGTCGTCAGCGCCGAGTGAAGCTGAGCAGACAATGGTCAAGCTCACTATTGAGCGGATCTGCGCAGACATGTGTGACTACTACCGTGGGTTTCACAGCATCGAAGGTCCTGGTGCCATGGTCTATGTACCGATGGCCGAGGAGAAAGACAGCATGTTCTACCTGGACCTGGATTGTTTAATGAACGCACTCAACGACTTCAATAGTCGTGACATGTCAGGCCCTGCAGAAATTATGCAGAAAGCAATTGTTCGTTCAGAGACAGTGGATCCTAAAAAAGAAGCTCTTTTTATCATCCAAGATGAAGCGCACATGGCTTTAATTCATTACAAACTGGACAACGATACTGGTGAATTCATGGCAATGTAATGACTATTTGGTTCAAAAAAATATTAAGACTACGAGAAGTAAAAAATCTCGTTGATGACTGGTTGACCCCAGTTGATTATCTTCCTTATATTGATGCACTTCTTGGTGACATTGATTTAGATCCGTGTTCTACACACTTGGCAAATAATCAATTCCTTAGGGCTAAACAAATTTATACAATTGAAGATGACGGAATAAATATTGAAATCCCTTGGAAAGGTACAACTTACCTGTTCCCACCTACCTATGGAAGATGCTCTTTCAGTGAGCAAAGAGGAACATGGAAGTGGTCATCACGCGCACAAGGGCGTTCAAAGATACCATCAGTTACGTGGTTCAACCGTTTAGAAAAAGAATGGAAGCTACGCAACGTATCGGAAGCGTTATTTTTTAGTACAAATCCTGAGATGATGCGGGTATGTCCAAATATGTGGAAGTATCCGGTTTGCATACCAACTAAACGTGCAAATTTAGTTCATGGCAAGGATATATTTACAATGAACACTCCGTTTACTTGGGGATTTTTTATCTACCTACCAAGACTTGATTTGGGTTTTAATCAAGCGGATAAGTTTGTAGAAATTTTTTCTAATATAGGTAACGTTATCTATTGAAAAGCGATGCTCTGAATGCGTTCTTAAATGAATACGTACTATCTCCAGGGCCAGCCATCACGAATCTGTCGTCCTCTTCACGCTGTTGCGTTATGCCTGCTTTGTTTTGTTGGCGCTGTGCCTGCACGTATTTGTTTAGGAACGCTTTGCCTGCAGCGTTGTCTACAGCCCCCTTGCCGCCACGGTACCTGGAGTCAACGGAATAGTCTTGACTTGTCTGTATGCTCATTGTAATATTCTGCCAGAGCTACATACAACATGACTTCTGCAACGCTTTTTGGTGCTTCAGGCGAAGATTACCTTTCGTTTAAAGCCGTAGGTAACGACGGCATCAGTTTTTCTGGCATTAATTTTTCTCAAGATCTGGTCAACTCTCCAGCGCATTACAAAACTGGTGACATTGAGTGCATTGACGCAATTGATGCTTCCATGTCAAAAGAAGCCTTCCGTGGCTACTTGAAGGGCAACATTGAAAAGTATATTTGGCGTTACGAAACAAAAGGCAACCCAAAGCAAGATCTTAAAAAAGCTCAGTGGTACCTCAATAAACTGATCTCTACCTATGACACAAGCGCATTCTGAAGATATCCTGTCCAATTACGGAAAGGATTTACAGGTCCTTGACATGTTGAACTGGATTCAAGATTCTAAAGATTCCTGGGGGAGCCCAACCCCCCTTGCTCTTGATTCCAGTACCGAAAAAAGCGACGAACACCTTCTTGACTAGGGTCCCACTCCAG